TGCAGGTGCTCCTCCTGCTGCTGCACCTGCTCCTCCTGCTGCTGCACCTATCGCACGAGTTGCTGCACCTTGAGGCTTTGGTCCGCCTGCGCCTGCTGCGCCTGCTGCGGCTGCTGCGGCTGCTGGTTGTGTCGATCCTGCGCCTGCCGCTGCCGGAGCTGCGCCTAGTTGCCCTTTGTTCGGTGCACGTGCCGCAATGTTCGGGTCATTTAAATCAGGTTTGCCGCCACCCTTTGTATACCATGCTTGATCTTCAGGACTAAGTCTTGCAAACTTTTCTGCATCTGCACCTGTGTAAGGATTATTTGCTGGTGCTGCTGCTGGAGCAGGTTGTGGTGTTGCACCAGGTGCTCCTGCGGCAATGCCTTTTTTCTGTTGATCTAACGCCGCTGTTGTTCCAGCAGCCGGTGCCGGTTGTGCTGGAGCTGCCGCTGCTGGAGCCGCTGCCGCATTTTGTCCAAATGCCGCAACCGGAGCTTCATTTATTGGTTTGCCCTCAATTATATCGATATAATTTCTTAATGAGTACATTTAATTGTTCCTTATCTTAATCCTGCTAGTTTCAGCATACGCATCTGTTCTGATTGTGCAGCGTGTCTAGTTTTATAAACTTCCATAATACGTCTGCAGGCACTTTCGACCATTCTATCAAACTTTTCTGCTCTCATAGTATCTGGCTCAACATCGTATTTTTCTTTTAATTCTTTACACATCTTAGTAATAAATCCTTCCTCGCCAATAGTAAAAGTTCCTTCGTTGGCATTAAAGAATCCACTAACACGTTCTGCTATTTCATCAAAAAGTTTTTTGCTTTTTGAATGTCTTGCAGATTTTTGTTTCATCATATCTTCATCTTCTTCAGCTACTGGTGCTGCCACTGGTGCTGCTTCAGGCGGTGGTGCTACTGGTGCTGCCGCTTCAGGCGGTGGTGCTACTGGTGCTGCTTCAGGCGGTGGTGCTACTGGTGCTGCCGCTTCAGGGGGAGGTGCTGCTGGTTCAGCTGGGGGCGGTGCTTCTGCACCTGCCTCATATCCCAATTTTCCACTTAATTCAGTGCCATTCTCAGCATCATAACTTTTTAGAAATTCTGCAACAATTGGTCTAGCATCCATTTCATCTAAACCTAATTCAGCTAGTAATTCAAATGCTTGTTCTAATTTTTTGTCGTCAATGATGCCATCTAAACTACTATTGATATTGTCTCCACCAGTGCCGATTGGGACTTCTTGACTAAAAAGATCCTGTAATGTTTGTATAGCTTGAGTTTGACGTTCTTCATTGCTGCTGAATAAATCATCGTCTTCAGCTACAATGCCTTCTATATGACGTTCAAATTCTGCAAATTCGTTTGTTGGTTCATAGTATTCGGTCACTTCTTCTTCGCTGTATGTTTCACCTAATAGATCATCAGCATTTAATTCCTTTATAGGTAACTCTGATTCATCAACTAAATTATAAATGTATGGGAATACTGTTTTTAGTTCTTCATTGAAACTGCGTACAGTTAATCTATCAATCCAATCATTTAGAATATCCTCTGGGATTTCTTTTTTGTTTTTGGCTGTAAAACTTTCACGGAACTCTGTATAGTACTTTGGCGTTTGTAATGCATGAATTTCTTTTTTAACTTGTTCAATACGTTCGATAACTTTATTTTGAATAGTTCCCATATTCTCACTGATAACAGGACTGCGATCTACATAATTCTTAAAAAATCTTAACTTGGACATTTCCTCACTAAGACCAATAATGTGTTGTCCGATACCATCATATGGTGATCCGCCTTCAGCAACGTGACGAGCCAATGCTCTTGCACCATTTAAATGTTTAACAGGGTAAGCAAAACGTTCGCCTAGACTATTCTCAATAAAAATTCTTTCAATATGCTGTGTCCTACCGTTAGCGGCATTATAGTTTACGGGTTGGGTGTGTCTAACAATTATCTTAGCCTCACCTATGTCTTGGAAGCTAGTTTTGCTAGTTCCAAACAATCTTGATTCAGTCATTTTTGCTTCTCCGATAGGATCTCTTTTATCTAAATTACTCTGTGAAGGATTCTGCAAATCAAAATCCATGCCGTGGCTTTGTGCAAATTTGCTTAATTCTTCTAAAAAACTTACCCAGCTTTTGTCGTCCGGATTTTTATTCCAAAGCACACTTAATGCAGGCTTTTCACCTTCATCATTTAGGCTTAAACTCACATTGGTCAGTTTTTCGCCCCCTCTTCGATCTGTAAAGTCAAAGCTAATTTTACGGACGTCTGAGTCAGTGAGTTTTTTTCCGTCAATGGGTTTGGAATCTGCGGTTTCTTTGCGCATGTCTGGAAAACGGGTACCAAGTTGTTGTACCAAATCTTTAGATATTCTTTGAAAATTTGCGGTCATAGTTATATTTAGCCTAGGGTGCTACTTATGAAAATAGGCAACGGGGCTTCAAACTCCTCGTCTGAGCTGTTGCCACTTAGGGTTTCGAAGACTCTTGGGTCCCAATCTGCTATAAGTCCACTCATACGAACCAGTAGTAACAATGAACTTACTAGATCGTCGTGATCTCCGTTTTTAGCTTTAAAACTAAATCCTGTGGCTATAAATGTCTTAAGTTCGGAAATCAATGTTTTACTATAAATCTCCATTTTACTAGTTTCTATTAAGTATTTTAATCTAGCACAAGCAGCAATCTTGCTCCCATGCGTAGTGTTAAACCCTTTTCGAAATTTACGCACATGCCCTTTGCGCATTGGTTCGCTAATCATAAGTCCAGGGAAATTTTCTTCCCCTAAGTTTTTAATAACTACCAGCGCACTCTCGCCCACTGTGTTATTTTCCACACTCCAGTAAATATTGTTCATACTTTCTGGCATTTGCTCTTGAAGGTATTTTAATATTTCTTTTAATATTTTTATCTGCCCCTCTATGGGAGTAGTATTATGATGCCATTCTGCTACTTGTTTAAAGCTGGGCAACTCAAATACCTCTATAGCTGCAAAATCGCCACCGGTTCCTAGGCAGGGATCTAGAGCTATTAAGTATATGTTATCTGAATCGATCTTTTTATACCAACGTGTTTGACCCATTTTAAAGATTGGATCAGTACCAGTCATGTCAGAAAGTTTAATACTGTTAATTAATGTTTCGTCATAGATTAAGAATTCACAGTTATATTCTCGACGAAAACGCTCTTCACCAATGCGACCTTGTTCATCTTTGGCCCAATCTTCGTCTCTATCTGGGTGCTCACTCCAGTGGCATGTAAAACTACTAAATCCGTTTAATCCCAGCTCTTGTTCGTTACCATATTCATCAAATTTATTATTTGCATCTTTCCAAATTTGTGCAAAGGTATCTTCGTCGCTATTTGGTGTACTAGTGATAATTGCTTTACCACCAGTTGCTAGTGTTGGAGATATTGACGTCCAAAATTCTTCTGCAATATTAGGCTGCACAAATGCAAACTCATCACAGTATAATAAAGATATTGACATACCGCGACCAGTAGTTCCTGTTGTTGTCTGTGAAACTATACGACTACCATTATCAAATTCTATGCTGCCTTTGTTATAACTAATAACACCGCAACGAATATGGTCCGCACAGAGTTCATATGCATAACGTATACGTTGCATGATTTCTTGTGAGCCTGTGTACTTGTGCGCGGCAATTAGAATTGTTTGATCCGGATGAAACATGGCATACCACAATAAATAGCCGGCAGCACAGGTAGTTTTCCCCATCTGACGTGGTAACATGTTAACAGTAAATCTATGTCCATGATAAGCATCTAAAAGCCTAGTTTGAAATTCAAAAGGCTCAAATAACAGCTTGCCTTTTACAGGGTGCTGTATATGAAAAAAGTTTTTACAGAAATAATGATACCCAATGTCGGGATCAGCACATTGTAATAAGTCCTGAACTTGTTGTTCACTAAACTTATCTCGTCTATGTGCTTTTTTGGTTAAAACGCCATCAAGTGATTTACTCATATGTTTATTTACAATAAAAAAGCGGTGACTAGCACCGCTTTTGAGTTGACATAGTGTCTATTTTTATCTGTTTTTAACTTCTTGATACAGATTTTTTAATTGTGATTTAAGTACAGATTCATCGACTTCTCTAGCATTCCAAGGATTTCCACCGCCGTTTACTTTTTCGGCTTCGTCGCCTTTGCTAGCCAAATCATCGCCTGTTGGAATAACATCAGATACCGGCATCACTGCTTCTTCTGGTTCGTTAGCGAATTTTTCATCTAAGTCAATTTCTTTTGGGCTGCCCATTCCAATGATCATACCCTTTGGACCTTCCTGTGCATCGTCACCGCCCTCCATATTGCCTTTTAAAATATTAAGCAAGTCTCTGATGCTGTTCGTGCCACGTGCATTCATGTTAACACTGAGTGTTACTGGATCATTTTGTGGTGGACTCATTGGTCCTGGACCCATACCCATACCGCATTCATCGACCTGTGCTTCATTTAGCCCAGAAAGTTTTTTAAATGCATTTAGATCCATATCGCTTTTCACTAATGTTGCGACTTTTTCTTCTTTTAATTGCTGTATAGGTTTGTCAAAATCAGCAATTTTTCCAACCAATTCTTGAAAGTTCATTTTTATCGTCCTTTATATGGATCAACAAAATTGCCTGATTTTTTAGAACCGATTGGGCTTGTTGTTCCAATGTTAACATCTACTGTGAGTTTTTCTTTCGGGGAACTTTTAGATAAAAGTTGGTCGTTTACACCTTTATACTGTTCGCCGTCATGCTTGAATTGACTTAATTCTTTTAAGAAATCAATGTTGCGCTTGTCACCTACTAATTTTTGATTATCTGATGCCTCATATGGTTGATTCAACAATGCTTCTGTTGAACTCTTACCTACTCGGCCTAATGCTAGAGAATTGAGTTCGATTTCAGCTTCCTCTCCGGGATTTCGTACACGAATACAACTAGCACTCATGCTTAACTTTTCTGATAGATATTGTGTTAATACATGACTAGTGACGGGGTAGCGGCAGTTTACATCAAAAATTGTAACGTGGGTGTTTTTCATCTCTGGGAAATCTAACGGAGCCTCTTGTATGGGTGTTCTTTTTCCCTTACCAACCCCGTCGCAGTCATATTTCTTAAGAGCAACATTCATTTTTTCAATCGTGTCTTCTTTAAGATCGCCTGCGATTTTGATCTTGAAATTGTAAGTTTTTACGCTTTCACTGATATATTGTTTTAGTAAGCTCATATTCATTTCCAATAATATTATATTTATTTAATATTCTTGAGTTTTTCTAATAGGCTATTCCTATCAGAAACTATGTATCCGTTTCCGGGGATATTGATACTGTTATCGTTATCTCCAGCATCTTGATCTAATTTCTGTTTTTTGAGCTGTAGTTCGATCATTTTCAATTTTTTATCAATTTTTGCGGCTTTTGCATCTATAGCATTTTTTAGCATACTTCCTGCAACTTCAAAAATCCTACCGCTGTATCTAGAATCTACGTTCATGCCCAGATCCATTAGATCATCATAAGCGTCTGTGGCACGTTGAGCTAGTGAATCAAATTCACTATCGCTAATATCACCAAGGCCCTTGACCTGAGGCAACGCCGCAGAGATTTTGTCAAATTCTTCCATACTACGCAAAAATTCTTGAGGTTTTGCAGATTTCTTTTCTTCCTCTTTGACCAATTTTTTGCTTTCTGGTAAATTTAAAATTTCTTCTAATTTTTTAGTCATAACAATACTTATCTAATTCCGCCTTGATGAAATATATCTGTTTCATTTAAAACTCTAAATTTAAGGCCCTGTTTTTTGCACCAAGCATTTGCTGCGGTCCACTTGGCTTGATTTACCACATACTGCATCTGGCGCTCTTTACTTCGACCTACGTTTTCTAAAACTTGTTGATTTTTGGGTTTTATTTCGATTACTTCAGAATACATCTTGCCTTTTTTATCTACATACTGTATAAAAAAGTCAGGGACATAAATTGTCTGTTTACCAGTTAACGGATTTCTATAAGGTACACTAATAGCTTCACTGGCCCATTTATGTACACTTGGGTGATTATCGCAGAAATTCATAAATGCCCATTCCCAACTACTACGGTATGTAGGCTGTTTATTGCCTACATATTTTTCTGGGTTTTTGGGTGTGAATTTACCGCGAGCAAATCTACTCATACTAAAATATTTCTATTTTCAAAAGTATCTTCTAGTGTTGCTACTTTATAACCCAGTGTGCTGGTTTGAATTCGATATGCATTAAGTACTTCAGCAACCACTCTGCTTAATTGAACATCGGTGAGGCCTTTAAGTTGGTCAATTAATTGAAATACATTTACACTATCAAGTCTTGCTTGATTTAGCAGCACAATCGATGTGCTTCGTGCAGCTTCCTCACCGAAACCTCTTTTTAAAAAGAATCCCATTACTGAATCAATTTGATTGGTGGGGAAAGTTATTTGATGCCTAAAAAACTTATCAAAAAATTGTCTTACTTCCTCACCGCTTGATATTCTAACATCGTTTGAATCTACTCTTTCTCTATCAGGTAAATTATTCATTTAAAACTCCAATGGTCTCGCCTGTACTGTTGTGTTATTATTTGCTGTTGGAAACACTGTATTTTTAATGCCGCTAATCCCGGCAGCAGCGACGGCAATCGCACCTGCGGTGACAATTCTTCTGCCTTCTTGTTGCAATCCAGCGTTTGTTAATCTTTTAGAATTTTGGTATGTATTAACTGCGGTTATTGCTGTTGAAATAAAATTACCAGGACTATCAAAAGCCCTTCCGCTGGCGATTGCATCAAAAATATCTGCTGCACCATCAATTACTCCGCCAGGACCAAATAAAGTTGCAGTACCACCGCCTTGTGGGCTTAGGGGACTTGGTGCCTTATCGTAATGATCTACAGCAAACCCTTTTACACGACCACTTCTAATACTACCAATGTCATAGTTCACTGCCTCATATGCTATGGTCATATTGCATTCTGAATCACCGCCATTTTGACTGGACGATTGCACTTGATCATGAGTAAATGCAGTTATTATGGGGTTCACTAGTGTATAGCTAACATATTCTCTTTTATTCAATTGATACAATGTGATCCTATTAAAAAAAGGTATCGAACTATTGTTGTCCAATCCGTACCTATTTCTTATAAAATTTCCATTTCTCATCGCAGTTCGATAATATGCACCAGTTACCCTACTAGATAGAGAATCTGCATAGTAATAACTGTAATAGTTTTGCCAGAGAGCGTTAACTATGTGAGCTCTGTCATCATGAAAACGTAAATTAATTGGTTGAAATTCGTGATCAAATTGAATTATTTTTTTTCTGTTGTATTGATTTAGCGTCTGTGTTTTCATACTAAATCTAGGCAAGTCTGCGCTTTTGACTAAGAGACCGATCTCATTTTGGTGCTGATATTTTAAGTTTAATGTTTTTAAGGCACTGGTGTTAATATCAAAGAAAATATGATAGAGAAACTTGGCTTTTGGGGCAAGCCTAAAGTAGTCATCTTGAAATGTTCGACTAGCATGTTGCCAAGTTGAAAGCTGACCTTTTGGTCCTAGCAGTCCATTTACAAGTTGATCTAAGAATGAATTATTTTTACTAGCCATATTGTATTTATAGACTATAATTAACTACGTATATTACTCATAGTCACAAAAAAGGGCTATTTCTAGCCCCTTTTATTAAACGCCTGCGCCTGTAGCTAGGGTATTAATTGTACGTCCTACTACTGTGCCAAGACCTGTACCTTGTGGGGTCTGTACACAATTATCCGGTTGTATTGTAAGTTCAATAGTTACCGGTGACTGTTGATCATATCCTAATGTTTGATAGTTAGCAGCAGTTACATAGCATCCATAACATTCCCAAGTTTCTAAAACTTGCGGGGTGTTTGCCCCATTGCCACCATCTAACATTTCGATTCGCATTGTAAACTTGTAGTCTACACCACTGGCTGCACTTGCTTGTTCAAAAAAGTCGAACTGCTTTTGTAATTGCTCACCAACAAGTTTACTAACTGCACCAGTAACATCATCACGTAGTGAAACTGAAAATGTATTCCACGTTGGTTTACCAGCATAGTTAATTTTACTGTTGTAGATCTCAATTACTTGGTTTGCAAATGACAAATTTGGGCGAGCCGCTGTTTGCACTTGTTTTGTTAGCTCAGTAGTTGGTGTGCTTACTCCAAAATTTTCAAACATCACTCTAAAGCGATACTTGAGTTTAGGCATCAGCATGCCTTGCGCACTTGCGCTGGCATCACTGGCTAATGGTACTGTAAATTTACTTAATGTTGCGATTGCCATATTAGTTAGCTCCGTTATTCATATTTATCATTTTATAAACCTGCTATTTCGCCAGTGTTCTTCAAGCGGAGAGGAATATAAATGAACTCAACTGCCTTCACAGGCTCAATGGCCACATCAACATATAACTCATTTCTATCAATCCTAGATGGGGTGTTATTGCTCTCATCGCAGACCACAATGTAGTCATATAGTGCTCGTTGACCTACAAGTTCTAGCAATAGACTTTCTACTGCACCTTTAATTTCATCACGAGTGATTTTATCATTAGGTTCGAAAATGTATGGTTTAGCCAATACATCCAACTGTCTACGTAAGTAAACAACTAGACGTGCTACGTTAATACGATCTAAGCTACTTGCATTTCTTGCACGTGTCTTTTGACCGTAATTAACAAGACCAGCTCCAGTCAAGAATGTGATTGGGTTGATCTTTACATCGTATAAAGTGTCACGTTGGCCAGTGTTCAATGCTACCGCATTGAATTCGCCTTCGCTGTCGATATATCCAACTGCTGTTGCATTTGTAATACCACCACGACGTGTTCCAGCTGGAGCAAACCATGGATAACTTACATTGTCACTCAATGCAATTGTTCTTAAAATCATATGGCTTGGTGGTACAACTACGTTGTTACCAAAGTTGTCGCTAGTAAATCCCCATGGATAGAACATAGCCATGTATTCGTCATAGCTTGCTCCACCTAAATCGTTGTCTTCCAATGCCAGTCTTGTGTTTAATCCCCATGCTAACAATGATGTAGCGTCTGGAGTCAAACGTGCAGGTGTATCAGCTACAACAAATGCACTTAGACCATTATCGTAATTCAAAGTAATCATCTCGCCAATCAATTCAGGATATCCTGGGCAAGCCAACAAGTTATAGACTCTGCTATCAACTTGTCTAATTTCTTGATTACTGTTGACCAACGCCTGTAGTGCTTGAACGACAACTTTACGTTGTGCTTTACGTCCAAATGTTCCGGCACCGTTTTCTTGATTACCGGACTCAGTGACCCAACGATGTGGGTAGTAATTCTGCATACTTTCACTGTTGTTAAATCTAATGTTATCTCCGTTAAGATCGATATAATTTCTCTTAAACTTCTTAACATTGAATCCGCTTCTACGTAGGTTCCATAACAACATGCCTTTTGGATACAATGCTGGATCCGGAGCGTCTGGGTCTACATAGTTACTGGTTAGTAATGCTGCAATTGTGCCATCAGTGTTACTGTTTGCTCCAGCAGTATTATAACGTGCATCAGCAAATACGATGCCATTCTCTGTACTTTGATCTCCGGTATCGACCGCTGTCCAACGATTTGCTATCGGTGTGTTTGGCTTATTTTCATCGAACTTATAAATTTTAGGGAAGTTCTCAATATCACTGGTATCAATCCACAAATCACCATCTACAAGAGCCGTACCGTCACTTTGTGTCAGTGGTGTAGTTGCACTTACGATAGGACCTTCTGGATCTGTTTGTAAGGCTGGGTCACTGTCGTAGAATGGACTTGTTACTGCTTGATATCCGACCCATTTGTCTCCATCATGTATCATGATATCGATTTCATCGATAATACTGCTGTACCATAGTGTCCCGTCAGCAGTTAGTGTTGACGGTGCTTCTGCAGAAGCAGTAAATCTTAATGATTGCCATAAACTTGCAACGAACTCGTTTACAGTATCACCATCTGGGGCTGCACTTAGATTTAATGTACCAGATCCAGTAAGCACATTGTAGGCAGCAAACCCTGCTTGACTTAATGCACCATTTAACACTGTGGCTAATCTAAACTCACCACCTAATTTATGAGAAATAGTAACTCTATTCTGTGCGTCAATACTTGCTTCAATATTAACAAACCCGGCAGCATTGATAGCACCAGCCATCGCCTCAGCATCAGCTAAGCCGATACCTGTAGCTGTAAAAGACACTGTGACTGCACTTGAAAGTGCTAGTTGGCCTTTTAAACTTTCTTGAATGGTAAAGCTCTTTGATGCTGTACTGCCAGCGGTAATGAATGTGCCATCGATAATTTTTACAGTTCTAATAGTTGTTGCACCAATTGCACGTTTGCGGAATATTTTAAAATCGGCCACTCTTGGACTGTCATCGTCTCCGCGATTTTCTGTGCTGTTAGTTTGTGTGTATAATGCGCCTAAAGGAATATTTTCCCCACCACCTGATCTATCTAAATTATAGATAGCAGCTTGATTAGTAGCATACATGGGAGCTTCTACAGATTCAAATGCATCTGTATCGCTGTTATAACGTTTGACACGCAATCTTGCACCATTATTTG